TGTTTGTGGTGTGGTATTATGTTAATTGTCAGCCAGTGAATAGGGAAAGGATGGTTGATATGTGGTGTTTTATTGTTACGCCTGACGATTTTACGGTATTTGAGTTCACGTCTGAGTATGTGGCGGTGAGAGGCCCATATTCGGCTGGTACGTTTAAGGAGGCGTTGGATGGTGTGCTTGACGTTGTTCGTCAGGCGTTTTCCGGGGTTGATGTGTATGTTGGTTTTTCCCGTTCTTCATTTGATTCAAACGGGTTTTTGAATGGTGTTGTTGATGTGCGTTTGTTGTCTGAGGGGGTGTTTGATGATGGTGAGTGATGAGGTTGTTGCCGTGTTTCCGTCCAAGTTTAAGGAAGGTGATGTACGGATGGTGTATTGTCCTCATAATCGGATATATGAACTACGATATGCGGTGTTGTTGCCGCCTTGGGCTGGCGGTAGGCGTCGTTTGGTTTGGTCGGCTGTGGCGTTTGATGCGTGTGATTACGCTCAGGTGGCTCGTATGCTGATTGATGCGAGGGCGTTGGCTGATACGTTGTTGTTGGAGAGGTGTTGATTATGAAGGGTAATGATGGTTGTGCGAATTGGTTTGATGATGGCGTGCTGGATGATGATCGTGTGCGCCGTGTTACTCGTGGTCGTCGGTGTAATTTACACTTGCGGGAGTATAACCGTGGTGAGGGTGACTGGGAAACGTTTTGCCGTACTGTAGCACTGCTTAAGGACTTTTATAAGCCTCAAGGCCGTCAGGTGGCGTTTGCTGACAGTGTTGAACATGCGGCGAACGTTTGTTTAAGTATCTCGCCAAGTTCGTCAATGTACGCCGCGTTGTCTCGAACGCAGGATATTGAAATGTTGTCCGGTCTTATCTATTGTCCGGCAATGGTGGCGTGGTGTGCTGTCTGTCATGTCAAGGGCGCGTCATGTTATGAGATGTGTAGGATTTGGGAGGGTGCTGGGTTTGCTCAGACTGTCGTCAAAGTTGCGTGTCTCTGTTTTGACAATTTGACTGATGAACGGTATACTGATGAAGACATTGCAAGAATGTCGCAATGGCAGGAACATTAAGGAAAAGGCGGTATGACTATGGCATACATCAAGCGAGCCAGGCACTATAGTATTGTGCGCGGCGTTACGCGCAGTGAAAACGGCGAACTCGTGGACACCGAAGTGGTCGTGGATGGCGCGTGCCGCACGGCTGACACGGCTATGAAAAAAGCCCGTAAGATTAACAAGGACATGCTTCCCATGTCCGCTGAATACCATGCGCAGGTGTCGCGCATGGATGAGGCAATCTATTGGGCTAATTGCGAATTTGGAGATGATACTATCGTTGACTATCCGGGGTCGGTTGACGGCAACGTGGTTGAAGATGATATCATTTCCGAGGAAAAATAATTACTGGCTCTATTAAGAAAGGCAACACGTATGGCTGACAACGAACTGGCCGTAGCAAACGGCAATAATTTTGCGGCTAACGGCGCTAACGCTGTATCCCATTTCTTCAACACTGACACTATGGACGGCAAAATGGCGCTGTATAACGCCATGCAGACGTCCGATAAGGTGGACGAACATCTCAATGAGCCACTGCATGTGACCAACGTGCTTGCTCAGGCTGTTGAGGTGGCTAATCAGGAGACCGGTGAAATCAACTCATCTACCCGTGTTGTCATTCATGCGGAGGAAGGTGACTTTGCTGCCGCTTCCCCTGCGCTGGCACACGCTTTTGGTAATCTGTTCGCGATTTTCGGAACGCCGGACACGTGGGGTCATCCGCTTGTTCTCAAGGTGGTGGAAAAGAAGAGTCGCCGTGGATTCAAGTTCTTTGACCTTGAATTGGTGTCGGAAAAAGACCGTGGGTAGAATATTTGTCCACATCATATGATAGCATGGCAACGTCCCTATAGGGATGTTGCCGCCAAAACTCACCCTCCGTCGTTTTCCATTCTTACGGCGGGGGGTGTTTTACACTCATAAGGGGGGGGGGCCGTGGCAAAACGTAAAAACAACCGACGCGCCAACAACCTGAAACGCAACGCCGCCATCAGGTCGGCACAGGTACGCCGAGAGCAAGCGGTTAGGGATTACAGTACCGGACACCTCCCCAAGCAAATCACCGAAACGTTTTTAGGAAAACTCAGCGCCCAACAGCTCGAACAGGTTGCACGCCGCATCGGGCAGGAGTTTGGGGAACAGCAACAAGCCTTGAGGGCCCGAGATAACGAGCCGTACCAAGTCGTACCTGATATCCATATTACGAAATTTGACCGTGAGATGGCAGCGCGTCCGTTGATTGCTGATGCAGAGATCGCCGCCGCCCCGTCAAAACGTCGGAAAACATTACGACAACAACAGCGCCGCCGCATCGAGGCACGGCAGAAAATCAAACGCGCCCAACAATTCGAGGCGTTGAGCATGGCCCGCTACACAGTGGGCGAAATACGTGAAATGGAACGCGCCGGAGAATCCCCTTTTGACGTGTTGGGTACTCATACGGTCGGCGGTTCGGCGCGTGACGAACTCACGCGCAACCGGGCGAACGTGTTCGGCTCGGAGCGTGGAGTAAGCCACGCGCGTATGATGATACGAGAGGGAAGCAGGAGGAGACTTGAACGTGAGCTACTCGAATACGCCGGGCTTATAGGCCGAGCGCCATTGCATGCAGGCACTGGGAAAGTCCCCAAGAATGAGGGGGTTTCGGAGTTTGATAGAGTCGCACAACAGCTTGAAGCGTTTGACTCCAATATCGCCCAAAAATTCGCGTCTTTATCAAACCGTCAAAAACGATGGCTGATAAACAACACGAACTTCAGCATCGTGGTACGAGAAGCCGCATGGTATAATGATAAGACGCATAAATGGGAGACAAAGGCGGATGCGGGTGATGTAGAGACGCGACTTGATGAATGGATGGCCGACGCGATACGACACTAAAAAGGATGGAATTATGCGAGAGCGTCGAACGGCGGTAACGGACGGTGCAACACTATTGGCGGATGACGGCGTGGAACCATTGACGGCGACGGCCGTTATCCGTCTCACCATGCTCGACCATCATACGCGCGTATGGTGTGCTCACGGATGGCAGGACATTAAGCCCATAGCCGCCGAACTGTTGGCACGACTCCCGTTGCAACCGAACCCAGCCAAGGACGGTGTATGGGGCACGTTCAACATTCGCGGGCACTTCTACAGTTTTCGCGTGCGCATGGGCGGTACCACCGTGGATTTTCTGGACGTGCGCAATGTCACACGTGACGATGGCCTGAATGTTTCACGTGAAACGTTCGGCGGCACGGACGATTTGGAAACCACGTGGAACGTTGCACAGGAATGCGCCGCCCTGAACCTCAGGGGCACGACCATAGCATCAATGGCAATGACCGACTACATTGATGGCGATTACGCCGGATTCAAACGCCATTTCCCGCCATTGGACAGGGGCGACTATCACCGGATGCGCCCCGCCTACTATGGGGCGATAGTGCACAGCAAGCCGGGCGAATACCGGAATTGCCGGAGTTGGGACGTGAACAGTCTCTATCCGAGCATCATGCACGATGCGCCAATGCCCGTAGGCTCACCCATATGGTATGACGGCGAATATCGACACGACAATGATTATCCGCTACATATCGATGTTATCGCGTTTGACGCGCGATTGAAAACGGGAAAAACGGCGACGCTCACCAATATCCTGCCTGTATGGGGGTATGAGGGCGAACGCTTGGATAGCACGCTCGGCGTCGTTACCATGCCCGTTACGGATGTGGATTGGGAAACGCTGACCGAAAACTATGACATCCACGTGTGGGAGCACGTGGGCGGCTGGAAGTTCCGCAAATCACACGGGTTATATTGTGCATACGTGGACAAATGGTTTCACGTGAAACAGGCCGCAACCGGAGAGCGTAGGCAGATAGCGAAACTGCTGCTGAACTCGCTGGTGGGGAAATTCGGTGCCTCGCTCTACCGTCCCATGTTGCATCCGAAGCCGTCCGTGGATGGTGGCGTGGATTTTACCGTGGACAAACCCGAGTCGGCCAGCAGTCTGGCGTGGCTGGCGACCGCCGCATTTATCAACGCCTGCGGACGGCGAATACTATCCCGCGCAATGAACGCGAACGCCGACCGCGTACTTTACGCCGACACCGACGGCGTGATATTGGAAGGGTTGGACACACCCTTTGGTATCGAAACGGATGACCGGAAACTAGGGGCGTGGAAAAACGACCATACCTATGAGAGGCTCCGTATTCTCGGCAATCGTAAATATTGCGGTGTGGAGACGAGTGGCGATACGGTAATGCGTTTGAGTGGCGTGCATCGTGCCGCTCCTGTCCTCTATGATGAGTTTCTGCCGGGGTCACGTCATCTCAATGACGACGGCCATGCTTTCGTGCTATAATGGTCGGTAGCGGGATGTGCGTCCCAAGTCGATTCGATGGCCCGACCGTAAGGCAAGTCGGTAAGGCGATTCGGTCGGATGTAGACGTGCGTAGCCAGCGCCCAGCGACGGCGAGGGAACCCGCACAGCCCAGCAACCCGGCATGACGGCGTGATTGCTGTCATGCCACTTACTTTAAGAGGTGATTATGGACGACACCGAAAACGATGACAAGCCGGACGCCACGCCCGACATCAAGCCGGACGCCAACGCCGCCGACAATACGCCGAACCCGGAGCCTGAAACGCAGGATGACGGCGAACCGGAAGACGCTGGCGACGACAAGAACGCCGACATGGCCAACCGTCTCAGCGCTCTGGAAGCGACCGTGGCCGAACTCTCCAAGACCATTGAAGAGATGCGCGACGCCGCCGCTGACCATGTGCTGAACGATGGCCCGGACGGCGACACGACGCCGGACGCCACGGAAATGACCGATGATGACTATAACGGGACCTATAGTACATTCGATGACCTGTATGAAGACTAATAATTAGGAGGAATAACTATCATGTCGACCGCCCCCGTGGTGACGCCAAAGCAGCAGCTTCGACCGCTCACCGAATTTAATAACGCTCAAATTCTCAATATGATTCGCAATGAGGCATCTCCTGAATATCAGAGGCGTATGCCAAGTGCGACTCAGATGAACATGGACCGCCAAATGGCTACGCTCATGTCCAGTACCCAGCTTAAGAACGAGTTCTACTCGGCTCTGGTGAACCGTATCGGCGGAACCTACGTGAACACGTGGCGTTGGAACAACCCGTTAAGCGTGTTCCAGCGCGCATCTCAGGCATATGGCGACACGTGGCAGGAAATCGCCGTAGGTATGCCGCTCGCACAGGTGTACGACCCGGATGCGGAATATTTGGGCGCGGATAATTTCCGCAAGTGGAAAATCGACGTGGACTCGCTGTATCATCGTCTGGATTTCACCCACTTCTATCCGGCGACCACGGAAGACAAGACGCTCCAGCGTGCCTTCACCTCCGAAACCGGCCTAGCTTCTCTCACTTCTCAGATTCTCACCTCCTGTTATAATGCGGCCGAGGTTGACTTGTTTGAGGCCATGTGCCACCAGTTCGTGGAATACGCAAAGCTGGGCGGCTATTGGCGCGTCCATATGGCCAACGATTTGAACAACATGGGCAGTTCGGAAACCGACGCCCGTAACATGTTGAGGCAGATTCGCGCGTGGGCTGACACGCTGAAGTTCGTATCCACCCGGTACAATGCGCGTCACATGCCGACGTTTGCCCGCCCCGACGAACTCGTACTGTTCTGTTCGCCCGAAGTCAAGTCCGCACTCGATGTGCAGGGTCTGGCAACGGTATTCCAGCGGACCGACGCAGAGCCGACCATTGACCGAATCATTGTCATCCCGCAGGACCGTTTCGGCATGAATGGCGTACAAGCCATCCTCACGACCGATAAGTTCCTGATCGACATCCCGGTCATTAGCGAGATGACCCAGCAGACCAATCCGGTCAACATCAATTCAGTCAACCATTATCTACATGTTCAGCACATTATTTCGGTGTCCGGTTTCGCCCCGGCCGTGATGTTCTGGACGGGCGCGGGTTCCACCGCCAAAGTGGTGGAACCTACCGGCACGGCGGCCAAAACGCCGGACTTCCAGCTCAAACTCACCATGTACGGCGGTGGCACATCCACCCCGTCGGATGTGGCGCGTGGCGGCGCGGTACAGGTCGTTGCTGATACGACCATCGCCAATGACAGCGCGGCCACGTTCCGTTCGAACGCTGTCGAGTATCATATTGGCGACACCGCCAAGCCGAAGAGCGATTACACGTACATTTCGCCTACCGGCGTGCTGGTGGTCGGCCTCGATGAACCGAACACCACCATCCCGATTACGGCCACCGCCCTGTACACGAACCCGGCAACACCGGAAGTGCCGGGCGCCGTGTCCGCAGCTCTGAACGTGCCGGTGGTCGGTGACGGTGTCATCGGATTCAACCCGTCGATTATCGCATCCATTGACGTGACCGTCCCCACAGTGACCGTGGGGCGTACGGCACAGGCGACCGCTACGGCGACCATGATTGACGGCCGAACCGCCGACGTGACCGCGCAAGCCGCTTGGACATCCTCCTCCCCGGCCAACGCCACCGTATCCGAGTCGGGTGTTGTGGGGGGCGTCAAGGAGGGCTCGTCTGTCGTCACCGCCACACTGTTCGGCGTATCCGGCGAGAAGAGCGTGCCCGTGACCACGTGATATAATGAGAGGGTAGCCGGTTGGCTACCTTCTCTCACGGCGAGATGCAATACAAGGCCCGGAGCGCAAGCCACGTGAGCACTCCGGGCTTTGTCATACCGGAGGTTGGATGATGATTGATGACGCGAACCCTTGGTGGACAATACCGGCCTAGTCGCTGGAGTGGCCGCCGGTTCCGCCAAGCTGACGGCCGCGCTGTTCGGTGTCGGCTGTCAGGGCACTGTGACAGTCGCCTAATCTGCGATATAATAAAAGGGAGTGTTTCACGTGAAACACTCCCTTCTTTATGAAAGGGATAGTATGCTGAGAGATATCAACCCTAACGTCGAGGCGACGTTTAACTGGGCTCAATGGACGCCTAACACGTCGTTGAAACTCTGTAACGTGCCATGGGATAGCAGTTATCGTGATCTGGCCCGGTTCGAATCACCGCAGAAACAACAGGAATGGTTCGACCGACGGCCCGGCGTTGACAGGGTGCATGGAGTCATGCACATGTTCGGCCAACCCGTGCGCGTCGAACTGCCATTTAACGAGGCGTCCAACTACAACTATGTCGTGGTGTATAACGATTACCCCGACTTGGAGGCGCCACGGTATTGGTATTATTTCATCAACCACGTGGATTACATCAATGCGTACACTACTCAGCTCACTGTACAGTTGGACGTTTGGCAGTCGTTCCAGCATGTACTTAGGTTTGGTTCATGCTATGTGGTGCGAGGCCATATCGGCATTGCCAACGAAAACCAGATGACCGATTATGGTCGCAGTTACCTCGCCCTACCCGAAGGGCTGGATACCGGTAGTGAAATGGTGACGGTAAACCAGCAGTACAAGTCTCTCATCAGCATGGATGGGAAAAATCTGAATTACGGCGTAATAGTCGTGAGCACGGTAGATCTGTCAGCGAACGCGGGCAGTCTGGAAAAACCGTCTCTCACTACTGCGGGCGGTTCTCTGTTTGAGAACATGGCCAACGGTGCTGAAATACTGTACTTTAAGGACATCCAGTCTATCCAAGTGTTTATGGGAGTGGGCTCTACTTTTTCGTGGATAACACAGGGTATTGTAAACATGTACATGATACCCCCTTTAGATAATGACTTTCTTAAGCAATCCGGCTATGTCGTGGATAAGCTGTTTGGGAAAACACTCCCTTCGGAATTAAATAATCGCATCTACCGTTTCCCCCAGTCGGCCACAAATGCGCCCAGCAGATATGAAGACGTTATTACCATTAATGATTTTCGTGATAATTTTAATATCCCTGAACGTTATAAAAACCTTAAAAAACTCAAATGCTACCCCTATTCTACCGTTGAATGCACTTGCTTGAATGGCACTAACATCACCTATAAGCCCGAAAATATCCAAAGCGATAATCTGGTTATTAGAGAGGTGCATAATTACGCGCCCAATGGCGCGCGCTTGAACTTTTACCCGGTTGGGTACAATAAGGCGGGTGCGAGCGAGATTGCTCCTCTTGGTGAAAACAATGGGTTGCCCATTGATAGCGGGGAAATGTTGGACGCCGCGTTTGGCATCAGCAATTTCCCTCAATTTGTGATAGTCAACAATGGCTCCCAGTTGGCAATGGCAAACAGTGCCTACACTCGTTCCTACAGTCAACAGTCCGCTGACTGGGCGTACCAAAAAGCGCAGATGGGCATCAGCCAGTCTCTTGCGGCTACGGCCATGCAAAACCAGTACAATACCCAAGCCAACAAACTCGCTATCGGCAACCGCAACGCCAATAACGCGATACAGGCAACCTCGCTTAACACCAGTCTGGACAACACGACGTATATCAACAATCAGCGAGCTGACCTCGCACAGCTGAATAACGTGGTTAACGGCGTGATCGGAGTGGCGGGCAACGCCGCTTCGGGCAATGTCGGGGGCGCGGTGTCGGCATTGGGCGGTACTGTCATGAATGGTGTCAACACTGAAGCGAACCGCAGTATCAACAATACCGCCGCCCAACTTTCCACGGCGAACTCGCTGAGTACCAACGCGGCCACAACAAGTCAGGCCAACACATACGGCTCTCAGACTACAGCGCTTTCAAACCAGTTGGCCCAGAATATGGCGGATATGAACGCGGATTACGCGCAACGTTCCGCGTTCGGAGACTATCAAAACACCATTGCGGGTATCAATGCACAGGTACAGCAGATGCAATTAACACCCCCGACCACATCCGGCGCTATCGGCGGAGACGGTTTTAACCTCGCGAACGGTATTGTCGGGGTGTTGGTTCGATTTAAGACGTGCGCACCCTCGGCTCTGCGGAGCGTCGGAGAGTATATGTTGCGTTACGGGTATTTTATCCAGCGTTTCATCACGCCGCCGCAATCGCTGGAATGTATGACAAAATTCACCTACTGGCAAATGCAGGAGTGTTACGTGCGAGGTGATTTGCCCGAGCAGTATCGGCAGACCATTAAAGGCGTGTTCGAGTCTGGGGCTACTGTATGGACCAACCCGGATGATATCGGCGTGACCGATTGGGCAGATAACGACCCATTGCCGGGCATCTCATTCTAGTGCTATACTAGAGGCATGTCTAGGTCGAGGAAAAATCAGAATCGTAGGGGCGGCGCGTTACATCCGCGTGGCAATTACGCCAAGGCACGCGCCGCCAGCCTTGACGCAATGTACTACCATCTGCTGACTGAACTGGCATTGAACCGGTTCAGCTGGCGGGGACTGCCGCCAACCGTAGATGAACGATGGTTGGAAATGTGTCTCTGCGAATACGGGTGCGCGCTCTTCTTCGAAGACAAACGCATAGGTCGGTTCCTCGTCACGCAAGCCGGTTATCAAGGCCGATTGAACGTGTATAACAATCCGACGTGCTTTGAGCCGGTGGGAGTCAACTACCATTACAAGCAACTCAAGGCGGGCCGAGAGTGCATCCCTATTTGGGACAATCGTATGCGCATGAGTTTCAAAGATATCTTATGGCAGTATGCGAGACGCCTCGCCGACATTGACAAGGCATATGACGTGAACTTGGAGAGCCTGAAACTGCCGACCATCATCACCGCCGACCCGCGCACCAAGCTCACCGTACAGAACATGTTACAACAGCGGCAGGATGGGCAGGATTATATCATCGGCTACGACTCACTCGACCCCGGTAGCATGTTCCAACCGTGGCCCAACACCACCCCCTATCTGCTGGACAAGTTCGTCCAACAGAAAACGCAGGTGACTAATGAGGTGTTGGGATATCTCGGCATTCAATCGTCCGGGACGGAAAAAAAAGAGCGGCTCATTTCCGACGAAGTGGCGCAAGCCAATGAAAAGGTGGACGTGTTCCGCCTGAGTTTTCTCAAGGCCCGGCAGACGGCGGCGACGGAAATTAACCGGTTGTGGCCGCAATTGAACGTGTGGGTGGAGTATGCGGACGCGCAAAGCTCCGGCGTACCCAACGCGCTGGATTCGAGCGCCAGCGGTACGACGGATATTGATATGCCCGCCTCGTATGACGCGGGTGTCGGAGGTGTATTGTAATAATGACTCGTGACGTGATGGTAGGACTTGTATACGAAATGTATGAAGTCGCCAATAAGATCAGTAGGGCTGAAAAGGCCCCGGATGAACATGCAAACGGGAGCTTGCCCATGTCCGGCCATGCTGCGGAGCTGCTGGAAAAACAAGTTGTTGCAATGAAAACATATCATGATATCGTTGCCGCACGTATTAGCCACCAAACGAGGGGGGCCACGTATGGTACAGAGTTTTAGTGCCTATGGGATGTCGACGCCGGGGGAGTATACCGAAACCCTCGGTAATCTTATTTCACTCGGATATGATACTGATGATAAGCTGCATCTTAGCGCCGACTATTACGCGATTTACAGCGAATCTCACCGCGCGGAGTTGAATGAAAAAATCGTCCGCCATTACGCGCTTAGGGAGATTGGTCAGGAAACCGCCCAGCAGTTCATTTTTTACTTGGGGATGACGATGGCGGAAATCATGCCATATTTTAATGAGCGCTACAGGACGCTGGCGTTGAAATATGATCCATTGAACACGATGGAAATGGTCAGTGAAAGCCTGTCCAATACTGTAGCCCAGTCCAGTGGCAAAACCAGCGCCTCTCAGGATAGTGCAACCCGAAGCTCCTCGGACGGCACCAGTTCAAGTAACACCAAGTCCCAGTCTTACGACTCGGAAGTGCCCGCAACCGGCGTGCAAGGTGATTTTGCCCGATACGCGACTCATGCCAATCAGGCGCAAGCGGATACGGACGGCAGTAGCCATAGCACGCAAGACACCTCTTCTCAGTCCCATAGCACATCCAGCACGGAATGGCAGCACGACGCTACAGATGGGAGCACCAAATCCCACACGTCGGGCCGCTCCCAGTCCGCCATGAGCCTGATACAGGAGTACCGACAGGCGATTATCAATGTGGATATGGAAATTGTGCGGAGCCTCGAACCGTGTTTCATGCAGGTGTGGGGCTCGTATGATACTATTTTCAGTAACTGCCATAACTATGGAGAATGGGAGTAATCATGTCCGTCAACGCCCTTATGCCACGCGCCTATCCACCGGCGCGTATTCCCACGTCGGTTCCTTTCACCTATCGGGACGGGTTGACCACACTCCAATTGATTGAGTGCATCCGATGCAATCTGGATGGCTTGCAGTCCGACTTCAACTCACTCGTCGAGCAGGTGAACCAGTCGATTACGGACAATAACGCCGCCGTCCAGCAAATTGCCGATAACCTCGTTAAGCAAATGGCCATCCTGCGTGAGGAACTCATACGGCTTATCGAGCAATCGCAGTCCACCGGTCTGGCGTGGTCTCCAGTATACGGCAGACAAGACGCTCTGCAAACGGTGCTTGACGGCATGTATGACAATACGCGCAATCACGCCCTATTCTGGAGTGATTACGACGGCATGGGGCTACAGGCATTCACATATGACGCGCTGGGGTTGACGGCCCGCGATTATGATTTACGAGCCACCGCCGTGGATAATTGCGTTCCCGGCGATTTTCCGGGACGTTCGCAATTCCCCTACGGTAAGAACATCCCCGAGGGAGACCCCGCTGATGTTTACCTTACCCAAGACAGAGCGGACGCCAAGTATGTCCGGCGCAACCCGACGGCAGCCAATTTCGATGCCACGGGGGAGCGGGCATGACTGCCGGCACGCCGGCTGCCGGAGAATGGAGGGGGTGGAAATTTATTGTAACGCTCCGGCGATAACAACAACACCATTCGAATCACCCGGTAGAATCATTGTCAAGGAGGTATCATAATGTCTAGTATCAACAAAACCCCGCACTATAATCTCAGCCAGTTTGGCGACAGCCCGGACGATAAGCCATCGTGGCGCGGTGACTACACCGGCGACATGAGCAAAATCGATTCACAGATGTACCGCAACGAAACGGACGCGACCACCGCCACGTCCACCGCCAATACGGCCAAGAACACTGCCGATAATGCCCTTGAGCTGGCGCAAACCAATAAGGGTGATATTGCTGTTCAGGAGTCCTATTTTACCGCGCTCGGCGTGACCTCAGAGCCGACCGCGCAAGCATTGATGTCCACCATTAACGGTAAGGCGGAAAATACCGCGTTGACGGCATTGCAGGGCACGGTGTCCTCTCTGTCCGGCAGGGTTGACGGCAAGGCCGACGCTTCACAGGTGTATACCAAGGCGCAGGCTGACACTACGTTTATCAAGCAGGGTGGATATTCGGGTACCGCGCAAGAGTTGAACTCCGCTATTGACGGAGTGTCGTCAAGTTTTGAGCAATTCAAGGAGAATGGTCAAGCGCCGACTAGCATCGGTACACGAACGCAAACGAACTACTCCGGGCTTGAGGTTGCGTTCTCGGCCTATTATTCGCCGCTGACGCATCTCGTCGTGGTTCGCGGCGGTCTTCATGGCACAACCACGGCAACTCTGGCGGCGAGTGCACATCAACTTGGCACGATTGACCAAACGTATGCACCCGTAAATTACGATTTTCAAGCAATTTGCGATTACAATTTTGGCAATTCCGGCGACGGCGCAAGGTTGGAGGTCAAGAAGAACGGGACGGTCCAATTCCGAAACTGGGCGCAGGTTAAGAGTGGTCAGCCAGTCGATTCTGACGCCTGTGTGGCCTACTACGTTCTACCAAAGTGATGTAATCGTATTGGAAATCCTCATGTTCCACACGAACCATACCCCGCTCGATACGCCGGGCGGGGTATACTAATATCATGGTAGACGTACAGGCATGGTTAGAGCGTACTCAAGACCAGTATTGGGATATGGATGGGGTTTATGGTGCCCAGTGTTGGGACTTGTGGGCTAAGTATTGCATGGATAATTACAATTTGTCGTTAGGCGATTGCATCACCCCAACAGGTTACGCGGAAGGTAATTACACCATGTTCCCCACCACGTCCGCCGTGGGGCGTGTTTTCGAGAAAAAGGACGCCAACTATACGCCCGGCATGGGGGATGTCGTGTTTTGGAGGTTCGGCAGTCAAAACTACCCCGGCAGCCACGTAGCCATCGTATGGGGTGGTATCCAAGGCGACAATATCGACGTGCTGACCCAAAATCCGACGCCAGCCGTGCATCAAACCCTCCCGCTCGCAAAAGGGTCACAGCTTCTCGGTTATCTGCATCCTACGGCATTGCCGGAACCGCCGGAATCCGGCGATAACCCGACGGGCGGGAATAATCCGGGCGTAGACGTGGACGGCGACATCTCCGCGTGGATTCAATTGCAAGGCGATAATCTCGTATACCACAGTGGCTGGGGCACGACATCATCCCAAGCCATTTTCTATAAATCGAGCGCCCAGACGTGGGTATATCGCGGCGGTACGGGTCAGCCGGACGCCGATCATGGTCAGGGGACGCCAAGCGTGGGCGACGGGAAAAGCTCATACGCGCTCTATGTCATCGGTACCGTTGAATCATCATTGCGCTGGGATGCTGTTGAACCAAACAATCAAGGTATCGGAATCGCACAATGGAGTTTTGGACGCCGCCTGCAGGTCTTGAATGCAATGAAGGCGGTGGACGCTGTAGGGTATGAGGCGTTTGCCGCCGCCGCGCCGGGTATCGCCGCGCTTATGGGATCGGGCGGCACGTTCGACAGGGCGATGACCGTCAGTGAAGTTGCGGCATTCCAGACGTGGGCGCGGCGCACGGAATCACGGCAGGGCCAGCGTAATCAGTTCGCTGAGGATTACGAGAGCTATCCGCAGACGTATGATGACGCGAAAATGCAAATACTGTGGACAAGCGCTTATCACCAAAGCCCGGCGGGCGCGTTGAACGTGCCTCACTCTTCGACACTCGCCCAACTGTATGATAATATCCTCAGCACCCCCCCGTTCGGGCCATACGGGACGCGCTATAATACCGTCTATTCGCTATTGAATGTGTGGGACGGCACCAGTGCGCCGCCGAACTTCTGATGCAATGACAGACCGGCAGATATCTACCGGTCTGTCACTGTTGTATGGTAAAATGGATATTATGGAGAAACTGCTAGGGGAATGGGATTATTACGATTATGGGCGCGTATTATCCTATCACGCGCCTTGGATGTTCGTAATCGGCGCTCGCGGCCTCGGCAAAACCTACGGGGCCAAAAAACTGGTCATTGGCGACTGGATAAAAAAACGCTGGCAATTCATCTATCTACGCAGGACGGCGGAGGAACAGAAAAACAAGGGCACATGGTTTGCGGATATCGCGGAGCAATACCCGGAGTTGGAGTTTCGCGTGTCCGGCAATCAGGCTGAATGTCACTGGCTGGATGACAGGGACGCCACCACGGACAAGCACGGCAAGACGCGCCCCACATGGCATATCATGGGGTACTTCATTGCCCTCAGTCAGGCAGGACAAGTGAAATCAGTCGCCTACCCCAAGGTACGAACCATTATTTTCGATGAGATTTTCCCCGACAACATGCGGTATTTGGGCGGTGAAGTAACCGCACTCGAAGAATTCTATAATACGGTTGACCGGTGGAATGATAGGGTTCGAATCATCATGTGCAGTAACGCGGTGACATTGGCCAACCCGTATTTCAGCGCGTTCAATATCAATCTTAAACCGCAACTGGACAATCACACGCAATACCAACGATATTGCAACGGGTTTATCATGGTGGAACTGGCCGATTACGGAGGGTTCAGCGCCAAGGTGGCCACCTCGAAATTCGGGCAGTTCCTGCGCGAATATGACGAAAATTATGCGAATTATGCGATCAATAATGATTTCAGGGATAACGCCAATACTCTCATCAGTGATTTCAGCAACGCCGGTTATGTGTTCACGCTAAGAACCACTGAATACGGTATTTTTAACATATATCAGCAATTAAGCGATACTGACGAAGTACTATATATCATTACCAAAAAACAGCCGAAAATCACCCGTGATTTTACGTTTGATTACCGACTGGTCAATAATGATTGCATCATGCTCAAACGTTCAGACGACGTGACGCAGAAAATATTAAGCGCCTATCGCGTCGGACGATTACGTTTTGAAACACCGCAAATCAAAGCGGAGTTCAGTATGATACTTGGCGGCTTGTTGCAACAATCTGGCATAAGAAAGTGAGGAGATATTCATGTCGATTCATGAGTTAATCGTTATCGGCATTGTGTTTCTATTGGTGTCAATCGACTATATTACCGGCGTGGTCAACGCGATTATGCACGGCGAATTATCCAGTGGGAAAATGCGGCAGGGCCTCGGACATAAATTCGCCTACCTTGCTATAATCTGCGTGGCGTTAATCGTAGAATACGGTTCGGATTACATCAATCTTGGAATCAGACTACCGGTATTCATCCCGGTTTGCGCAGGCATCTGCCTGATTGAGATTACCTCGATCATGGAGAATTGCGTAAAAATCAACCCCGAGTTAAGCGGCTCCGGTATTCTCAACGTTTTTAACATCGATAAGAAGGAAAACGATGGTGAAAAAAATTAAAGCAACCGCCTATAGCGTAACTGCCGCAATCACCACACTGCTACTGACATTCGCGCCAACCGCAAGCGCGGCAGACATGATAGACGTATCCAGTTGGCAAACCGGAATCAACGTCACCACCACCGGCGCGCAAATCGTTGTCGCCAAAGCCACCGAAGGTACCGGATACGTCAACCCCGATTGCGACCGCGTAGTGCAAGACGCCTTGACAGCAGGGCAAGGCGTCGGCGTCTACCATTTCGCGCACACGGAAAACAGCGCCGTCAGTGAAGCCAATTACTTCATCAACAACACACGCGGATACATCGGCAAAGGCATCGTACCCATACTCGACTGGGAGCCGAACGCCACATGGGACACTAATTGGGCGCTCACATGGCTCCAGACCGTGGAAGCCTCATGGGGCACCAAGCCAATTATCTACATGAACCAGTATACGGAAAACTCCAACGACTGGTCAGCGGTCGTTGCTGGAAATTACGGTCTATGGATCGCCGCATACACGCTAGGCTATACGCCAATCTACGGATTCAACCCACCGACAATCCAACCCACACTACATAACTGGCCATTCACCGTCGCATGGCAATACACCAGCAACGGCCATGTCAACGGATGGGCCGGAGGAATTGACCTAAGCGTAGTCTACGGCGACCTCAACACATGGCATGCATACGCAGGTAGCGGACAAGCCACACCCAAGCCCACACCGCAACCCGCACCACAACCCGCACCACAACCCAGCACGCCGAACACCCCATGTGACACTAATTGCGTTACCATCCAAAGCGGCCAGTACGTTTCAATGTTCTGGACCGACTGGTGGAACGTGACCGTACCCAGCGGCAACCCGTCAATCGTATACCCCGGTGACAGGGTATGCCACAACGGCAACAGCAACACCGCAACAACGTCGCGCACATACGTGATACAATCAGGCGACACACTCAGCGACATTGCCGCCCGGCTCGGCGTCAACATATACAACATCACCGGATACAGCTCAGGTAACATGAACCTCATCTACCCCGGAGAAATCCTATACTACTAACCTCCCAGCATAAATAAGCCCCGCAAAATGCGGGGCTTATTTGTTACGCGACACTCATTTAAACAATTATGTCAGTCACCATACAAAATCATAAATTGAGACAACATATGAACAAACGCCATTTTCAACGCCACAACATATGAAATCAAAATCACAATCATCATGGTATAATTCAAGAGCCTTAGTAAGAGCCGATTTAAACGTGACCACACCGCCATCAATCCCCTTATGAGCCGCAACAGCTAGCCTAAAACCATCAATATCGACCTCATATAAATTACCCGGTTCAATCTCAGTCACATAGGCCTTAACTTTAAACATTCTCAACCACCATCCTTTCCCTATTCACTGGCTGACAATTAACATAATACCACACCACAAACA